TTGATCTCGTTCGTACCGCCAGAGGTGAAGGCGATGGTCTTGCCGCGAAAGAAGACGTCGATACGGTCGCCGTCTTCGACGTTGTGGAGCTCGGCAAACATGGGGACGCCGCCCAGCGGAATGTTGAGGGCGGAACCCGTGCCGTAGAGGTACATGCCTTGACGCATTGGTGCTTTCTTTCCTGCTTGCGTTAGGCCGGTGGGATGGCCCGGCCTATCGCGTTTTCACTAAGGGTTCAGATGGCGGCGCTGGGTTAGAGCGCCGACACCGCCACTTCCAAACGAGCCATCCAGGCGTCGTTCAGGATCACGGCGTTGAACCACGTTTTCCAACCGACGGAGCCGCGCTGGCCCAGCTGGTCGCCAGGAGCGGGCTTGCCGGGGTTCAGCACCATCGGCACAACGGCGGAATCGCCCGAGGCCGGGTCGTTCTTGAGCGGAACGAGGCCGAAGGAGTTTTCGCCGAAGATGAGGATGGGATAGACGTCCGCAGATGTGCCGTCCGTCGTCACCATCGCTGCGCCGGAACCGGCGTAGGCGCCGCCCGCCGAGGCGAACGGAGCGAGATCCGCCGAGCTGATGCAGCGGAAGTTTTCGATGGCGCCGAATTCGCGCGGGTGGATCTTCGACTTGGTGCCGTATTTCACGGCTTCGACGAACCCGGGCAAATTGCGAATATCGCTGACGACGTCGGTGTGACAGACGAGAACCCAGCCCGGCTCGATCGCGGACGTGCCGTAATCCGTCGAGGCCGACACCACGTTCGTCTTGAACTTCGCCTTTTGCGACGCAAGGCCGCGATCGACAGCGCGAAGTTTGTTGAGCGTGACGGGCGTATTGACGGAGGTGCGCACGGTGCCGTTGGCGTAGTAGACGGTCGTGCCGGCGCGAACGACGCCGTAGGTGACTTGCTCGATCACCGCGCCCGCCTGCTGGCCGGCGAGCATAATCATATGCTTCAAAACGGGATCTTCGTGCGTGTCGGCGATCACGTCCGTCAGCTCGGCCCAGTCGCCCCACTGTTTCAGCGTGCAGGTGACGTCCTCGTAACGGAACTTCGTCGGCGGCGGCGTGATGCCTTCCTGGAGCGGAACGACATTCACGGGGTACGGAACCGGGCGACGCCACTTGATCTGTTGCGTGCGGTTCTTCGGCATGGGCTTCGGCTCGCCGAGCTTGCCCAGGACGATGTGGTTTTCGGCGTAGTCAAGGAAATCGACGGACGCGAAGGCGGCCGTACGCGGCGAAATGTCGCCGTAGTTGGTTCTGCCGGTGGTCATTTTGGCTCACTCCATGAGTGAGCCCAGCGGATCTAGGCGGTTGCCTTGGCGCGCGCGAGAGCTTTCAACCTTGTTGCTTCTCGCAGCGAACCCTCGAAATCGTCCTCTGCTACGCCGCTTTGAGCTGGTACGCCGCGCACGTCGGGTTGGCGGGCGCCTGCGCGTTGCAGATTGCGTTTCGTTTCCACGGGGCTCGGTTTCTGGGAGCCCTCCGCGTTTTCATCGGCGGCGGGCGGTTCAGTCCCGGCCGAGTCCGTATCCATGCTCACTTTGAACAGCGTCAGCACCGTTGCAGCTTGTTCGCCGTCGACGATCCGCCCGTTGGGGAATAGATCCGACGCGGCGGCGTTGCGCGCTACGGCCTCCTGAATGTGCTTCGGGGCGCCCTTGAGCCACTTCCCGAAATCTTCCGAGGAGGTCACTTCTTCCCAGTCAGGGTGGGCCTCTTTCAGGACCGACTCCTGGAAATCGGCGTCCGCCTGTTGATCCGCGATGTATTGCTCGCGGCTGGCGTTTTCGATCTCCGAGATAACAGGCCCGAGGGCTTCCTTGACCGCAGCTGTCACTTCCGGGGCTTCCTTCTCGAGCGCCTGCATTGCGGCGCCGTTCAGGTGAGCCTTGAGATCTGCTGCTTTACGCGGAGGGCGGCCGCTTGTTGAGGCGGGCGGTCCTTTGCGCTTGGTTTGGTGTAGCGTCGACTTGAGCTGCGAGACTTGCTGGCCTGCTCTCAGTCTCCCTTTGATTTCGGCCTCAATGGCCTCTTTCACTTCGGGAGTGCCGGCGTCATAGGCGGCTTTGAGCGCTGGGCGAACTTTCGACCAATCGACCTGGATGTCGGCGTTTTTCGGCGACTTCGCGGCCGTTTTGCCTGCGGCGGTGTCGGCGCTGGCGGATTTATCGTCCTTCTTACCGGCGGTGTCGGCGGTAGAGGATCCTTTGTCGTCGCCTTCGCCGGTCTTACCGGCGTCGGTTTTCGTTCCGTCGGCCTTGGCGTCGCCGTTAGTGGCGCCAGCCTGAACCGGTTGGTTCTTCGTCGCGTCGCCTGCCTTCGCCGCGGTGGCGTCGCGCAGGGCGGCCTGAAAATCGTTCGGGTCGGGTTGAGCTGCGCCCCCGGGGGTAGCCTTGTCCCCAGTGCCTTCGTTCGTAGCGCCTTCGTCTTGCTGGCTCAATCCGGTCCCCCACTCGCGTAAAGCTCAGGGACGTTGTCCTCGAGGTCTTTCTCGGCCGGGTAAGCGATCTTGAGAAGCCCCCGAATGGCGCGCACGTCCCCCTGCGCTTGACGGATGTTTACCATTGATTGTCCCGGATCTTCAAGTATGGCCCTAGATCTAGTCAGGACGCCCCGGCAATAGGTCAACACTTCCTGCCACGTCGGACTGTCGGTTGCGATGCGCAAATGCGCGTCCGCGTCGTTCTTGGTCGGGCGTTTAGCGCCCTTTTTCACGGCCATTAGAGATAACCCCCTCCGCTTGGCGCCGTCGGCTTGGCGCCGCCCTTCGGCTTCGTCTTCCCGCCGGCGGCGGCGACGTTCTTCCCGGCCAGGGCGCCGCCGTTACGCTGTGCCTGCCGGTCGCGCCGCGTCGTCATGGCGGCCTCGGCCGTGAACAGGCGCTCTTTGCCCTTCTGCTGGATGTCGGCGAGCTGGAGTTTCACCTTGAGCTCGTCGAGCGTCATGTTGTTGGTCTGCGCGAGCTCGATCATGCGCGTGGTGCGCTTCTCTCGCTCGAGCATAATCTGGGTTTCGCGGTTGAAGGCCGCGAGATCCAGCGCCGACTTGGCCTTGAGCTCCTCGGGATTCGGCTGTTGGTTCTGCGCCGCGTCCTGTTCGTCCTGCTGGATCTCGTCGTCCGTCTTCACAATCTCGTTTGCAGGCAAGTTGTGGGCCTGGACAAGGCGCCGGTACAGATCGACGGCCTTCGTGAGCGGGCCAAGGACCGGGTGGCTGGTGAAGTTGAGCGCCATCGCCATGAGGTTCTGCGCCTGGAGCTCTTTGACGAGCAGGACGGTGGATCCGCGCGCGTCGACTTCGTGGTCGCCCTTCACGTCCTCGAGCGTCGAGTGCAGCATGTTGAACTCGTAGGCCCGGCGGATATTCGGGACGGTCATAAAGTCGTCGAAATTCTTCACGACGCGCTTAAACACGACGTTGGACGCGTTCATAAGGATAGCCATGCCGCCCTTCGTCTGCGTCGTGTGCGCGCCTTGGTCGCCCTGGGCGATCAACGGCATGATGCTTTCCTCGTCGGCGAAGTCGCGCGCCATTTCGACGATGCGCGACAGCATGTTTTGATTGTTCTCCACCTGGAACATTTCAAACGCGGGCGTCGAGGTCTTGGGCGACGTGCGGCGCCAGAGCTTGTTGCCGACGATTCGGCGCGAGTTGTCTTCGGGCGTAACTTGCTCGGGGTCGTAGACGATCTGCGGGCCGGTCGAAACCGCGCCATGATCCATCATCATGCGCCACGCGCCATTGAGGGCGCTTTGGGAGTCGCGCATGAGGTACGGGACGCCATAGCCAAACGGCGTGCTTTCGTCCTTCTCGAACTGGAACGCGCTGTAGAGCACGTCGCCGCTGTCGAGCGGGTGGATGTCGTATTTGAGCAGCTCGCCCTGGCAGAACCACAGGATCACGGGGAGCTCGTCGAGCTCGTCGACCTGGAGCGCCTCGTACATCTGTTTGGAATGATCGGTCCCGAGATAGCAGTAGAGCGCCTCGAGCTTCTCGCGATCCAGAACGCCGTGCCATTCCCACACGGTGAACATCTTGGACGTGTCGTTGACGGTGCCATGGATGTCGCGGAGCGCCTGGACGAACGTGGGCGTTTGGTTCTGCGGCCCCTGACCCAGCAGCCGGCGCACGGCTTCCTGGTCGAACGTCTCCTCGCGCGCCATCGCGCGGAGCTCTTTGCCGTTCAGGATGTGGCGCTCGTAGGTGCCTTCGCCCTCCTGGACGGTGGGGACGCTCATATCCGGGAAAAAGTTGTAGTAATTCACGCGCCGCCAGGAAACGACGGGCTCCTCGGACACGATTTTGTTAATCCACATCTTCGTCTTCGGATCCTTGACGAATTTGCGGCGCACGCGCGTCGACAACATCGGGCCTTTAATGACGCCGGTTCCCACTTTGCAGGCGTCGTGGATGGCTTGGCGGACCTGGATCGCGTACTGGGACTCGACGAGCTGATCCATAATCAGCTTCTCCATCGCCTCGGCCGCCACCTTGGCGTTGCGCAGCTGCGTTGACGCCTGCCGGTGTTGCTTGACGAACGGCTCGGCGTCCTGGAGAGCCTTCGCCTCGCCTTGCTCGTTGCCAAGGCGGCGCATGCGATCGGCGCGGGCGCCGAACTTCGCGATTTTCTTGAGGCTGTCGCTGGCGATCGCCGACACGTTCGGGAGTGGCGTCGGGTTGACGCCCCAGTTCTTGTCGTCGGTGGGGAAAAGCATATCCGAGAGGCGCGCTTCCCAGCCGTGCGTGCGCTTGCGCGTGATATTCACGAACAGGCGCGATTTCTTTTCCTTCTTGAGGCGGGCCTCGACGTCGGTGTCGTAGCGGCCGTGATATTGCCTGAGATCCTGCTCCCAGCGCAGCTCGAGATCCTTGCGCTCACCAACGCGGCGCATGGCCTCGCCCTCGAGCTCGTCGACGAGCGCGCCGTACGCCTTGCGCAGCTCGTCCTGTTCCATATCCATCGGGCGCTTGTTCGGCTTCTCGGCCCCCTTCTTCGACGTCTTGCGGCGTTTGTACGTGCGGCTGGGAGCTTGCTTCGCCATTTTAATAACCCGAAGTGTCTGTTGCGGAGTTGCCGAACGAATCGGCTTGGATTTGATCGGCCGGCTTCACCTTCATCAGCGGGATCCCCGAGTTGATGAAATACCGGGTCGCGTCCATGAGGTGATCGTTCTTCTTCACAATCTTGCCCTTCTCGTCGCGCCGGTAGTGTTCAAACTCGCTGAACCAATACATGCAGCTCGAGAAGACTTTGAGGTTTCCGAACGCGAGCTTTTGCCAGATCGCGACGAGGCCGCTTTCGACGTCGTTGTCGGCGGCCGTAACCTTGAGGCCGTGTGCGCGGTAGGTGTCGATGAGCTTCTCGCCGTCGTCCTGGCTACGTCCGTTGGCGGCCGGGTCGATCACGCCCGGGATCCAGGCGCCGCGGGCCTTGATGGCTTCCGCGTGAACGTACGGCTTTTCCTGGCCGCGATAGTGTTCGCCGTACAGGTAGAGGGTGTCGGTGTTGCGATCGTGCGCGAAGAAGGCCGCGACGGTCCAATTCCAGCCCACGTCCATCCCGTAGCCGCGCGGCCAATCGTTCGGGATCGGGAACGGGTCGACTTTGATGGTCGATGTCTCGAGCGGGTAGATCGCGCCGGCGCCTTTCGAGGGGATTCCCTTGGTTCGGGCGCCGCGCATCCAGGGCGGCGTCGCGGCGAGCATGGCGGCTTTCGTGCGCTCGTCTAAATGTGGCGCTGAGTCCCAACCCGCGTTCACGGTGTAGCGCGTGGGGCTTATCTGGGGCATTTCACGCCCTTCCTCATGTTCAATCCGATGGGAAGAATTTGCAGATTGTCCGCGGTGTGCGTGCCGCCACGCGCGAGCGGGACGATGTGGTCGACGTGGAGCTTCTTTCCGAGCTCGGGCAGATCGAAGACGGGGCAAACGGCGATGATGGCCTCGAGGCGCAGCGCTTCGGCGTAGATCGCGCGAATTGCTTCGTCGTCGCCGGCACCGGAACGCATGCGGGCTTTGCGCAGGCGTTGGTGGAACGCTTTGAGCTTGCGGTGTTCGGGATCCAGCTGGCGGCGCCGATTGTAGGCGCGGATCCTGTCGCGGTTCTTTTCCTTCCAGGCGCGCGCTACCTCGAGGTGTCGGCCGCCGTCGGAGGTGCGTTTAGCCTTGCGCTGGACCGATGCACAGGCTTTGCAGCTGGAGTGAAGGCGCCGGCTCGGCTTGCCCTGCTTTGTCGTGTACGCGTAGGCGTGAAATTCGCCGACGGCTTTCCAGGTATCGCAGGCGATACAGCGCTTTTGCCCGTCTTTTACGCTCGAGTAGCCCACGGCTAGTACCGTGCGAGCATGCCGCGCCGGCCTGTTGCGGCCGCGGGCGGTGGAGTCCTCTTGTCGGATGGCTTAGGGGCTTCGCGCTTCGGCGAAGACTTCGGCGGCATGAGGCCGCGGCGTTGCGTCGTTTGGTTCAAGAAGCATGCCCCCAGCATGCCCAGAGCGTTCATGGCGGGGCGGGTTCGGCTTACCTTCGGCCTCACCCGCCCCTTTCCGTTGGAACGGTATGGGACCGCCCGCCTCTCCGTAGCGTTGGAGCACGAACGGTCCCGTTCTGGGTTTATGGGGCGAGTATTACGCCGAACCGGCGCCGTTTTCAACGGATGGGGCTTTTGAGGCCTGTTCGCCCCCATTTTGTAGCGGCGTCTGCCTTGGCGAATTCCGCCTCGGCGTCGTCTTCCAGGCGCTTGCGCCGCGCGTCTTCTGGAGCATCCAGGCCTCATGCGACGCGGACGGGCTCAGGTTCGGATCCGTGACGTGCAAGGCAACGCCATTGCGGGCGCTGTCGCGGGTGGCTTCGGGCGCGTCGTGCCACGACGGCTGCGATGTGTCGCCCATGGCCTCGCAATAGGCCTTGTTGATGTTGTGGCAGGCGATCGCGATGGTGGTCAGTGTGATTCTCATGGTTTCCCCCTATGCGCCCTGCGCCAGCCGCGTGCGCAGCTGGTAGCCCTCGAGTGCCCCGATCTTATCGGCGGCGTTCCGGCGCGCGATCTTGCGGCCCAGCTCGGCGTCGAAGTTTTCAGGCGAGGCGCACGCGCTTTCGCCGGTGACGGTGAATCCGTTGCGCAGGACGAGTACGCAGATGGTGAGACAACGCAACGTCTCGGCCGTCTTCGGCAACGGGCCTTCGCGCGGGATCTCGGAACACCAGCCGCGGCCGAGCTCGTCGCCGGTGACGTACATTTCGTGGACGATGGTGTCCTCGACGTCTTGCGGCGTGATGCGGGGCGCCGTCAGCCCCTTGGCCTGGATTTCGGCCTCAATCGCTTGGTCAGTCATAGTTCCCTCCTTGAAAGCGCGGTGCCGCCGCGCGCGGGTTAGGTATCGCCGTAGAAATCATCCGTTGAGCTCGGCGGCGCGGCCGGGCGCAAGTCCTCGGGGATGAACTGCATAACAACCTCGGAATACCCGAGCAACGGCGTGAAGGTTAGCAGCAAAAGGCCGTTGTCCTCATAGCGGCCCGTCGTCGACGTGAGGCGCATGAGTGCTTCGCCGTAGACGTCCATGGGCGGCTCCTCGTCCAGGCAGATGAGATCCTCCTCGGACCCTTCAAAGGCGCCTGGGCCTTGCTCGAACGACTTAAACCGCAGCTGGGAGCGGCCGCCGTTCAGATTGTGGATGTGGACCGTGTCGATTAGGTCCGTGACGCCGGAAGCCCAGGAGGGCAGGCCGATCCACTCGCCCGGGATGAGCCCGCAGCCGTCGAGGCGCTTGCGATTCCCGATCTGCTTCACTTCGCCCAGCAGCTTCTTCTGGAAAATGTCGCGGGTGTTCTTGTTCGTGCGGCCGGCGGCAATGCAAGTGATGGGGTGCTTGAAGCGGCGGCCGCGCCACCACCACGGATACCAGCCCGTTAGGTGACACGCTGCGGCGTAGCAGGCGCTCATGGTCTTGCCGACGCGGTTGGCCGCCATAAAGCAGATTTCCATGTGCGTCGCGGACGCGCGGAAAAACTCCTGGTGTTTTGGGTACTTGTCGAACGCCAGCGGCCCGGTGTCCGGGAACATCTGGAACATATTGCGCTGTTTTCGGCGCGACAGGAGCGCGTCGATCTCGGCGATGGTCGATAGGCCGCCGTCGTGGTCGAACGGCATTAGCGCACCTTGCGCAGCGGGATCTTGCGCATGATCCAATCGCCGGGCGTGAGCTGGTTCAGCTCAAAGCCGTTCGGGTTCTCGACGATACGCGCGAGCATTAAAACCTGGGCGTGACGGTGGGCGATGGTCGCGGCCTGCGCGTGCTCTGCAAATAGCTTGATGCGGCCCTCTACGGTGGGCTCGAGCATAACGGCGCCGCGTAGGCGTTCTTCGGAGTTGCGCAGCTGGCGCAGCATGACGGCGTAACGGGCGGCGAGATCGTTCGCGCTGGCGCCCACGTTACGCGGCTCCAGCGGGCTCGAGCTCGTCGAGCTTGTCGCCGTCGATGATCCGCACGCCGGCGGCCT